GGATTACATATTAGTTGTATGTACGGTTCATCCGTAGGCTGTTTATATCCTCTCATTAAAATAACTCCAGTTGTTTTTCGTTAGTTGGTAATCCACCTTCTATTAATTCATCCAATATCGGATTATCGAACTTACGGAAGTACATACAATTATCTTGATCAAGGGTAAGTACAAACATATCACCTACATTTAATGGGGTGCGATTGATGTCAACCTGATCCCATTTATCTGGTGAACCTTTATCTGATAATTTTAATCCATCTGCATCGATAGTAAAGCGGTAATCTACGTATAGCATTTTCTTTCCTTAATTGGCGCGCCTACAAGGACTCGAACCTTGAACACAAGTTTAGAAGACTCGGATGATATCCAGTTTCACCATAAGCGCATTGTTTCATTAATCTTTGTTACTAATCATTGATTCAAATACATCCCATAATTTATTAAACCTAAGTTCGGTCATGTGCCGTAAACCAAGTAGTTGGTTTTGCAAATCATCGCAGTCTTCTGCATTAAGTTTAAACTTGTCAGTATTGTGATATATTAAGTCAATATCTTCGCATGTATGCCATGCTTCCATTATAGCACTTTCTAAATCAAATCGGTCTTTGGCCACGAGTGTGACTCCTCTTTTATTTAAGTATATATTATATAACAAACCAAGTGTCTTGTCAACACTTTTTTTACTATATTACATCATCTAGCGGGAATATTTGATAGATTACATCCCCTACTGCTTTTGCAATTTCTATATGCTCTTTCTGAGTTCCATTTTCTGATCTTAGTTGTATATAGTGAATCCACGAACGAAGAGTACCATTAACATACATACGCGACATTGTCAAGCCTTCAGGTAATACTGCTCGAGCCTGTTCTTTTGCTATACCAGCCTGAACTGCCCATTCGTACGCTTGTTGACATCTTTCGATAACAACTTCTTGATATGATTCCCATACATAATTAATAGAGTCTTCAAAAGGTATATCAATACTATTCTGTCTGTTCTTTGTATCCTGCAAACGAGCTTCACGTGTAACAAATTCCATATCTTTAGTTGGATCTGCGTATCTTTGTGAAAACTCTTGAAAGGAGAACGAACGGTGACGTAGAAGCTGTCGGCCGATATCCCTGGTGGTTTCTATTTCTAGGCAAGCACTGACCATTTCTAATGGTGACCAATGCTTATGTTTGATTAGATATTTTACAAGCTTCTCAGCCGTCTTTTCATTATTTTGATTGCCAGGATTAGATACTCTGGCACAATATGCAACCATCTGCAGGAGGTCGTCTGATAGTTCGCTCTCTGCAGGTGGTTGACTATATGATATAAGTTTCACCTTAAACATTAATTATTCAGCCTTCCTTTTTAACCAAAGTGTAAATGCCCCATGCTAGACCTACCCACGCGAGTAGTTTTGCAAGGCCACCAAATAAAATAACAGAACCACAAACAGCGATTAGTCCAAGTCCATCAATAGATGTTCTTTCTCCTAGTCTGTCCATTGCCCAGTCTTTTGCATTAAGTAACATATCCATATATTCTCCTATATATTAAAGTCTGCAAACGTGTCTTTGTTTTCTCTATCACCCCACGTTGCAATTGGTTTATCGGGGATAGAACTGCCGTCACCAATAAGATCGGCTTGGGCAGATTCTTCAACATCATATAATTTCATGCGGGACCGATCAACACCAATAACAAATCTTTTATAACTTGTTGGATCGTTGTATCGGTTTTTCAATTGTTTCACCATTAATTGACCTAATTCTTCTAGTTCCTCTGTAGATATAAGAGCAAACATGAGATCAGCCGTTGCCGGTAATCCAAAAGATTCCGAAGTGTCCTCTAGTCCGACATCAGTATTACTAAATCCAGATCTAGTAGTTTGTGTTGCCGATACTATTGGAACATTAAACTCTACAGCAAGACCACGCATTTCTTCTGCGATGGCTTTAATGTAGGTGTAACTATTTATACTTCCGCCCATACCTTTCATACGGCTTGATGCACAAATATTGAGATAGTCGATATAAATCATATCCGGACTAAAGTTCTTTTTGAGTTTCAGTTCATTAAGAAGAGCTCTAAAATGACCAACATGAGCAGAACCAGTAGGGTATTCTTTAATAATAAGTTTACCAATAGATGCTTGAGCTATCTTCTGGATCTTAGTATCGAATACATTTTTCGGTAAAGATTCTAACTGTTGAATTGGTAAGTCCATAAGATTTGCATCGATTCTTTCTGCTATTCTTTCTTCTGCCATTTCCATGGTTATATAAAGAACATTCTTACCTTGTTCTAAGACAGATGCTGCACAGTGGCACATAAAGAGCGATTTACCAACACCTGTTCCTGCCAAAGCAATATTCAATGTTTTATTTGGTAATCCACCTTTAGTAATCTTATTGAAGTAATCCAAGTCAAACGGTATTCTCTCTTCGGTTCTATTATAGAATTCATAACGGTCTTCTGAGTTATCTATGTAATCATGGCCGATGGCCTGATCAAATGAAACCCCCAGGGCCTCAGATAGAATCTCTGGTATAGCACCATCTGTTTTATCTGGATTCTTGCCATCAATAATCTGAATTGAGTCCATGATAGCATTATAAACTGCCCGATCTCGGCACCATTTCTCTGATTCTTTGATTAAGTAATCGGTATCAATATCGGACTTTTCTTTTATCTCTGCAATAAGTTTTGCAGCATTATTTAGAATATCATCCGGTGCATTAATCTTACGGAGTTCTAAATCAAGAATCTTACCAGTGGGTAGTTTGTTGTGTTGTGCGACAAACTTAACGATAAGATCAAATACTGTCTTATGTGTCCCATCAAAATACTCTTTCTGCAGATACGGTACTACTCGTCTACAATACTCCTCATTATTGAGAAGATGATTCAGTATGTGAGTTGGTAGTTGATTCGTTATATCCATTTTTCTCCATTCGCTCATTGGCGCTATCATTAATTATGCTTGATAAAACATCGCCTAAATAATTTTTAAATTCTTCTGATTTTTCCAATTCATCAACATTAAAGTCTCCTGCATCTTGGACATTATATGTAAACGAAAGTGTCGCTATTTCAAGTTCTTCTGACTCTTTAATAGACACAGTTCCATATACAACTACAACTCCAGCATAAGGGGATGATTCTCTAAACTTGATTCCCCAAAATTCAGAAGAATCATTCTCAACATATGTATATTCGGATTCTTGTATGTAGTTTTCCATTATTCTTCCACAATATCAATTTCAATGTCTAGCATTGGTTTGTGGCCAATCTGATAGTGTGACTTAACAAACTTTTTAAAGTCTGTTTCATTAAGAATAGGATCCCAGAATTCTTTGGTTTGTGTATTCTTTTCACGCACCTTAGGTTCTACAATCTCTCCAGTAGCATGGTCAACTCTTGCGTACCAACCCATAGTAGGTTTTACTACATAACCACCAGCCATGGCAACATCAAGTAGTCCGCCGAATTCAGAAATACCACCTTCCCATGTCACACTGACTGGAATCTTGGACTTTTCTTTTACAAATCTGGACTTTTCTACATTAATCACGAAGTTATACCCCTTGATTTCTGTACCTTGTTTCTGTTGTTGACGACCAATAATCCAAATATTATCGGCTGAGTAATAGATACCTGTACCGCCCGATACAATAGCTTTCGGGAACAGACCAATTTCTTGATATGTATGGTTAACAGCAAGTAAAGGGACATTCTTCATAGTGAGATAAGGAGTTACCATTCGGAATAATCCCTTCAATGCTTTAGCCCTAGACATATCTGCCACGGACTTCTCATTGAGAGCATCTTCTAGCTCTTTCTTACTTGCAAGGTTACCAATAGAGTCGATAACAATAATTACTTTATCTCCTCTTTCAATATTCTCTAGTTGTCCAACCAAATCAAACTTCAATTGTTCTACGTCTGTGATTGGCGTATGTAATACTCTACCAGTATCAATACCAAAAGACTCGAAGTATGATTGGGGTGAACCAAATTCTGAATCATAGAATAACATAACTGCATCGTCATGTTCTCTCATATATGCACCTGCCATTAGTAGGGCAAATGATGTTTTAAAGTGTTTACTTGGACCTGCCAGTACAGTAAGTCCCGAAGTAAGACCACCATCCATATCACCGGATAATGCAACATTTACCATAGGTACATTAGTAGCAACTTGGTCTTTTTCCGTAAAGAATACAGATTTTTCCAATATCTCTGTTGTTTTAATCTTTGAATTCTTTTTTAATTTATCCATTATAGACATTATTTTATTCTCCTAGACCTATCTGGTCCTAATTGCATTGAGCGCTCTTGCCTTTTCCACCTAGCTTTTGCCTCTGCCTTCTTGCGCTTTCTTTTGGCAGTTGGTTTCTCGTAGAACTCTTTCTCTCTTACTTTCTGTAAAGTTCCAGCACGTTCTACGGCTTTCTTAAATTTTCGAAGTGCCACATCAAATGGCATTTCCTTTGGTGGTCTTTTATCTCTAGGATTTCTGTTCTTCCTAGGGCGTAAATCAATACTTGGCATATAGTCTCCTGTTAAAAATATTAAGTATATTATAACACATTTTACTCTGATTGTAAAGTGTTAATTAGCTTTTCTTCATGTTCTTGTAAAGCTTTCTGTTTGGATAATTCCATTATCTCTCCGATAATACCAATCATCTGTTTAGAGGTTAGATATTCAACTTCAGCTAGAATCTTATCATACTTACCATCTATACCGCCGCTAGCTTCTCTCCATGCAAAGTCCCAACCAAAAGCGGCTTGGTGTTCTTTATGTAGATAACCTTCTAGTTCCTGCTCTTTATTCTCTACATCATTCACTATTAAGTAACGGATAACTACATCCTTTGCTCTATCTAAGTTGTGTTTATCAATGTAAAGTCTGGCTCCGTGTCTACCCTTTGGGGCACGAATACCACCAGTTCTACTGATGACATCTTTGGCCTTTCCGTTATAACCAATTGCTTCGTGTATTATTTCATCACCTATTGTTTCAATATCTTTCTTTAAGGCTACTTGGTAACACCCACGGACTGCTCCATCAACTCCGTTGTCTTTAACGAACTTTCTCCATTCTCCAGAATTAGTACTAGGTATCCAAGAAATAGGGTACCAGTCAGTTTTGTTCTTAATCAATTCATTCATAATATAACTCCAATTAATTTTAATAATATAATTATACTACACTTTATTTCGTTTGTAAAGAGCTTTCTTCAACTCTTTTGCGTAGGTCAGATGTAGAAAACCTATGGTCACGTTTATTAAAATAGAATTCAATACCACGTTTCTGGCATATATCTTTACCAGTAAAATCTATGTCTCTGTATTCTTCGCCCATAATCTTGACGTCAATCTGATACATGCTAAGAATATCACGTAGTTCGTCTTCGGTATTATATACAAGGATTTCATCAACGTATCTGATAGCAGCTAGTTGTGCTTGTCTCTCTACAATGTTCTGAACGGGCTTGTTCTTCTCTGGTCTATCTACCGATGGGTCATTTTGTAATGCACAGATTAAATAATCACATGCGGTCTTTGCTTCTCTTAACATTGCCACATGACCTGAGTGTAACAAATCAAATGTAGAACACGTTATCCCAACTTTCATACTTTCTCCAATTCAATACCGCAATCTATTAAGAATGCTTTACCAGATCCTTTTGCGGCTACATAATCATTTTTTACATATAATTTACTTATACCAGATTGGTATATTAACTTAGCACATTCTATACAAGGTGTATGTGTACAGAACATAACTGCGTCTTCACAACTTTCGGAAGATCGGGCCATTTTAGTAATTGCATTGGCCTCGGCATGTAAAACTTCTGGTTTTGATTTACCTAATTCTTCACATACGTTATCCCATCCACTGGGCATTCCATTGTAACCAATAGATATGATTCTATTATC